AACTTATGGATGGAAAAAAGGAGCTGCTCACCAATGGAATAATGATCGATCTCAAACTGATGTTTTAGAGTTTTCAAGAAATAAGAATGCAGTACATCCAACTCAAAAACCAATTGAGTTATTGTCATATTTGATAATGAATAGTAGTAAGCAAAATGAATTTATTCTAGATCTATTTTTAGGAAGTGGATCAACTTTAATAGCATGTGAACAAACAAACAGAAATTGTTATGGTCAAGAGTTAGACGAAAAGTATTGTGATGTAATAGTAAGAAGATATATAAACTACATGACAAAAGAGAAAAAAGATTTTAAAATTAAGAGGAACGGAGAGGAGTTAGATATTTCAATTTTTAATAAAGAAGAATGCCAAGAGGAGTAAAAAGAAGCGACGATGAAATAAGAAAAATGTTGCAAACAATAACACCAGTATTACAAAGAGGAACGGCTCTTACTAATGCTTGTAAATATTGTAATATTCCAGAAAGAACACTTTTTGATTATATCAACAAGAATGAATGGGTTCGCAGAGAAATAGACACTGCTATGGCTTTCCTAGATGTATCAGCAGAAAACACAATAGCCAATGCAATTAAAAAGGGCGACACACTCAATGCTAGATGGAGATTAGAGAGAAGCCAGAAGGACAAATACTCAATAAGGCATGAATTGACTGGTGAAAATGGAAAGGCAATTGAGTTTACTTTGTGGGATGCATTGGAAGAGAAAGATGACGAAGAAGAAAAACCTAAAAAGAAATTAAAACCTAAAAAATGATAAGTGCTAAAGATAAAGCAATCAAATTTTTTAAAAACTGCGATAGTGATCGTGGTTATTTTGGAAGAACTGTTTTAAAAAGTGTTTGTTGGGATAAGCAAATGGAAATCAAGCAAGCGTTAAGAGATTATGATTTTGTGGAGGCTGTATCTTCTCATGGAGTGGGCAAGACTTATGTAGCAGCTGATATTATAGTAGAGTTTCTTTACACTCATAAAGATTCATACGTTATTACGACGGCTACAACAGCTACACAGGTAAAGAATATATTATGGGCTGAAATCAATGCCAAATTCAGAAACAACAAAAATAATCTTGATATTATAGCTCCTGGTCGCTGTTTAACGGTAGAACTTAAAATAGGCGACCAGTGGAAAGCGATAGGACTATCTCCTCGCAAGGATACAGGAACTGATGTTGCTACAGCGATGCAGGGTTATCATGCAGAAGACATACTAGTTGTTATAGATGAAGCAGGAGGAGTTGAAAAAGCAATCTGGGATGCAATCCACGGATTATTGACTTCTTATAATGCTAAGCTTTTGGCGATTGGCAATCCAACTCATGTCGGTACTGAATTTCATAAGATCTTCAAAAATAAACCGAAGAACTGGAAAATAATTCAGATCAATACTTTAGATTTGCCAAATATTACTGAGGTTTATGGAAAATTTAAACCAACCAGAGAAGGATGTGGGGCTTTAGTTGATGCATATGAGAAACAACCAAATCTAAAAGTACCATATCCAAAACTTACTACTGCAAAATGGTTTGCCGGTCGATGGCATGAGTGGGGGTATGATAATCCACTGTTTCAATCTCGTGTACTTGGAAGGTTTCCGAACAAATCAGAAGACAGTGTATTTAATGCAACAGCTCTAGAGGAGGCAAGACACACAGAAATCAAACTACAAAACAATAATATAGGGCGTGTACTTGGTGTGGATGTAGCGAGATATGGGGACGATCGAAGTTGTTTCATTCCTTTTCAAACAGGTCAAATACTTGATATTAAATACTTACAAGGAAAATCAGTGCCTGCGGTATCTGCACAAGCAGGATATATTATAAATAATAGAGAGTGTGAAAGGGTGGGTGTTGATGATGTTGGTGTTGGTGGTGGTGTTACTGACATATTGAGAGAGCAAGGATTTTCAGTATCTCCATTCATAGCAAATGCAGTACCGATGAATGATAGAGATTACATGAACTTAAAAGCAGAAATGTACTTTGAGTTAGCTAAAGCTTTTGACCACGGAGAAATAGCTTTTCCAGAAGAAACACCAGAGAATAAGGATCTGATCGAGAAGCTTATAGCCGATCTACTCAACATACGATATAAAATACAAATAGGATCTAATAAACTAATGATTGTCTCCAAGGACGACATGAAGAAGAAGGGCATACCATCCCCCGATTTTGCAGAGGCTTTAATCATTGCTTTCTGGTTATCAAGGCATGGTGCAACAGCTGAGGCAACTATAAGAGCTAATACAGATGAAGGAAGTTCACATGCTCAAGATGAATTAGCTATGATGAAAGGGCAAAGCGAGGGGGATGGATACGTATCTGACTTTCTTGGCAAAGACTATTGACAAAGCTAATTATTTCATATATAATAAGGATACAATATTAACAAATGCTTATGAACTTTGAATTTACACAAGAAAGAAAGGATGAGATTAAAAAGATTATAGAGGAGGGGTTGAGAAATAAATAATCTATGTAGTAATTGGACTACGATATTATCTCGAATAGTGGTTTGTTCTACATTACTCGTCATTATATTTAATATGTTTTTATATTTCTTTGATAATTTAATATAACTATATGAAAACAATCCAGGAGATAGAAATAGAGATTTTAAAAAGGTGGGATGATAACGAAGGCTATACTGTTAATGATGCTATTATCGACGCTGTAAAAGAAAGAGATCAAGAATGGAAAGATAGAGTTGATAATATGATAGAAGAAGTTTCAAATATGAAACTGGACTCTAATACTAGAGACATTAGATCTTACAACCGAGGTATAATTTCAGCTAAGGAATTTTTGAATTATATTAAAATTAAATAATCATGAAAGAAAAGGTATATACACAATATTATTCCAAATGGCGTAATGAATGGATTGATTTTAATACTCCACCAACAAGTGGAGAGATCATGCACTTGAGAGAATACTTTTATGAACTAAGATAACAAACAATAAGTTTGATAATCTGTCGAACTTATTATATAATCTATTTTGAGCAATAATATATCAAAATGGACTTTTTAAATATATTCAAGAAAAAACCAAAAGAAGAAGATTCAATAGTACCATTCATCCCAGAAGAAGGGGAGACGGGAACGGAAATATCAAGTGGAATACTACAAGAGGAATACAACACCGATCTAGACGATGTAGCGGTGAGATCAAAGAAATATCAAGTGATGAGAAACGAGTCCAAACTATACGGGCTTCTTAGTGCCGTTAAATTGCCAATTCTTTCGGCTAACTGGTTTTGGGAAGCGGGAGGGGATAGTGACGACGATATCAGAAACAGAGATTTCTTACAGAAAGCTTTGTTTAATACTATGGATACTAAGTGGAATAAGACATTATCTCAATTATTAAGTTTTATTGATTATGGTTTTTACTATAATTGGATAAATTTTAAGGTTAATGAGGAGGGCGAAATAGTTTGGAAAAACTTTGCTCCAAGACAACAAACAGCACACTATAAATGGCTTCAAGATGACAAAGGCGAGTTGATTGGTATTCAACAACAGTTACTTGATGCTCACGGCGACGATTCACAGCCAATAATGAAAATAAAAGACGCTAACGGTATGACAAGAGTGATGATGCTTTCTTACAATGAAGAGGGTGACAATTACGAAGGTCGTTCTGTTCTTCGTGGTTGCTATCAATCTTACAGCTATAAGAAATTAGCAATGGAAGTTACTGCTGTTAATATAGAAAGATTTGGAGTACCTGCTTTAGATATTACAATGGAAAGTATGAATGCGACTGATATAGCACTCGCTAAAAATCTTGGTAAAAACTATAGATCAACAAACAAATCATACGTTGCACACTCAAAATCAGTAGTGGTTGATTTTTTACAACCAGAAAGAGACCTTTTGGGTCAAAGAATGGAGAACTTTATAAATACAATGAATAGAGAGATGGAAACAGCTTTCTTAGCGAAGTTTTTAGGATCAGGCGATCAAGGGGAAGGTTCAAACGCTAAAAGTAAAACAGATGTAAGCTTCTTTCAATTGTCGTTACAGCAATACGCTAAAATTATACAAGATCAAATAAACGAACTCGGAAAGCAATTACTTGTACTTAATTTTGGAGAGCAAGAAAACTATCCAAAATTAGAGGTAACTGAGATCAAAGAAAAAGATATAGAGCAGTTTTCTAGTATGATTGTTAAGCTAAACACAGCTGGATTTATTACTGCTGATGAAAAGAAAATGATTGATTACATAAGAGAGGAGTTGAACTTGCCAGAGATAACAGATGATGAGTTTGAGGAGATGCAGAATAAAAAAGCTGAGGAAAAAGCAAAGATAGAAGAGATTCAATCAAAGATAGCTAAAGATCCTAATGCGAAAGACCCGATAGTTAAAGAAAAAAAGAAAGAGATTCCGAAGAAGAAAGAAAAAAAGGAGAATGCAGAAAAGGAAGAAGGTTTTTTTTTAGCTGATATTAAGCAGGTTAAACTTAAGGAGAGTATTTTCCAGAAGACAATCAACAAAGAAGAAGATTATTTGCAAGGATTCTACAAGAAAAGATATGCTCCGATGATAGATGATATAGAAAAAGAATTGAGAGTATATCTAGAAGGTCAATATAAAAAAGCAAAGACCGAAGTGATAGCAGGAATAAATATAATAAAAAGATCAAGCAATACCAAGTTAAGAATAGAGACAATTAAAACTGTTCGAAATAAATTAGCAGGATTTACAGATATTTTAGAAGGCGAGATGATGGATGAAATACACGAAACATCAATGGACAACGCCGTTGAAATGATAAGAGATGTAGATAAAAGAGTAGAGTTAGCTGAGTTTATAGTATCTAAAGGAGAATTAAATTCATTCCTTGCAGGGTATAAATCAAATGTAAGAGGAATATTTCTTCCAAATGGTGGGGATGGTAGAAGAATTGAGGAGAAAATATTTGATAATTTCACACAAGAAAATGATGTAAAGCTTGCTATCAAACAAGCAAAACAAACATCATTCAATAGAAGTGTATTTAAACTATCAGTGCTTTCACATCCTAGAGGAATTTTCAGAAGATCAGTTGAATTAAAAGGAGATAAAGAGGGGATTCAGGACTATAAAATGATAGCTCCCTCAAAGGTGGTGAAAACAATTTCACTATTTGGAGCGATGGCTTTAGGTTTATATCTAATTAAATCTAAAAAAGAATGGAATGAGAAATATGGAACTAAAGATAATGTAAATGTAGTAGGTGGTTTAGGGATGCATCACAACTCTAAAGATTACTATATGCCTGTATGGCAAGATGAAAGAGCAGAGCAAGATGAAATAAGCAGGGAGCAAAGAAAAGAGTTAGATGAGGTGTTAGACCAATAGGATCAAGTCTATAAACTATTCAATGGGGTAACAGAAACCCCATAAAGCGGGGTGGAGCAGCGGCAGCTCGTCAGGTTCATACCCTGGAGGTCATAGGTTCAAATCCTATTCCCGCAACCAAATATTTGCAAAGTATTAATAAATGTTTTATAATGACAATAATAGAAATAAATAATTTAGCATCATCTCTAGATTTAAAAAAACTTTTTACGAATCTATTGAAAAAACTCTTTCTAAAGGAATTATTAGTAGATGTTCGATGCATAAACTGCAATAAGAAAATTTATGAAGCTGATATAAATAAAGATTCAGTACAAGAATTTATTTGCAAATGTAAAAAGAAAAATAGGGTAGTTATTGAAGAGGGAGTAATAGACATATCAATAATATAAAAATATGGTATTGGATGGGGTACACCCCTTTATAAGTTTAATTTAATAATATGAAAGAAAAAAATTTTAAGGTTGTAAGTGGATCATCAATGATAAAAGGACTAGAGATCGTAAGAGAGGGGGAGTTCAACGGATTCAAGATGACTGATAAGGTCATGAAAGGATTCATCAAAAAGTTTAAATTAGATAAAAGAAAACTTAGTTATAGACCTACAGTATTCGTTGGTCACAATGGATTCTTTAGCGGTGAAGAAAAACCAGCAGTAGCGTTTATAGACAATATATATATGGAAGGTAAAAAAATGTTAGCTGATTTAAAAGGTAATACAAAAGACTTTTTAGATAAGTTACAAGAGTTTCCTTATAGAAGTATAGAATTTACAGAAGACAGGCTATGGGGGCTAGCGTTACTTGGTAGTAATGCTCCAGCCGTAAAGACGGAGGCAACAGCATTCAATGAAGAAGGGAAAAAGCATTATTTAAGCAATCCAATCAATCAATCAATAACTTTATCAAATAACAATCCAAATATGGAAAACTTTAAAAAATTCCTGGAGGAAATCTCATCAAAAGATGTTATTACTAAGGAAGATTTACAAAAACTTCAAAAAGATTTCGACGCTTTGAGTGAAGAAGAACAACTTGAAACTGTTGAGGAAGTTAACGCTGTTGAAGAAAAAGCTGAAGAGGCTGGCGTTATTTTAGATGTAGAAGGTACAGATCCAGTAGAACCTATTGAGCCAATTGAACCAGTAGAACCTATTGAACCTATTGAGCCAATTGTGCCTATTGAGCCAATTGAACCAGTTGTGCCTGCAGATCCAGAAGTACAACTTTCTGAAGGTCAACAAATCGTTACTCTTCAAGAAAAAGTAAAAGCAGACCAAAAAGAGCTTTCACAACTTCGTACAGAATTACGAAAAGGAGAGCTTAAAAGTGATGTTGCAAAATATATTCTTTCAGAAGAAAACCCAGTGGGATTGCCAAAGGAATTTTCTGAGAAAGCTATAGATTTTTGTGCAAACCTTTCAAAGGAGCAAACAACTGCATTCTTCGAAATTATTGGCAACTTCAAAAGTGTTGATTTTAAAGAAGAAGGTGATGCTGGAAATGGTGCTAATACAGTGAGTGATAAAGATGACGCTTTCGATACAGCAGCTACAAAGTACGCTGAAGAAAACGGTGTTGATTACTCAGAAGCACTTAAGATCGTTACTTCAAAGTAACAAAATTTTTTAATAACATTTAATATTTTTATTATGAGTTCAGGTTCTACACACGCAATACCAGATGGCGTAGCTTCTTATATTGCTACTGATGCCCTATCTACTGCATACGCTGCTGTTAAAAATGATACAGCTGTAAATTCAGTAGTAGTTTGTACTGCTGCAACTGACGAAACTATCGGTTTTGTTCAAATACCAACTGCTGAAACAGTAGCTGGTCAACCCGTAGCTGTAAAGGTTTATGGTTTTTCTCTCGCTAACTGTTCAGGTGGTTGGACTAGAGGAGATAAACTTACACCAACTGCTGCAGGCGAATTAGTAACAACTACTACTGCTGCGAATAAAGTATGTGCTATAGCAGAAGACACAGTTTCAGATAACGAAGCTGGAGAAGTTCGAATTATTTCACCTGCTATCAGATACGATAGTTTCTAGTTTTTTATTTAACAATTTAACTTAATATAATGAGTAAAATAACAAATAGAGTCACAGAAAAGGCGTTGACTAATATATCGCTAAAGTATTCAAACGATGCGATGAACTTTATTTCTGATAAAATATCACCTCGTGTAAATGTAATTTTAAGAAATGCTACTATTTATTCTTATGGTACTGATAATCTTAGAATTACAAATAGTTTTCGTGCAATTGGTGGTGGTTCTCACGAAGTTCAAACATCAGTAAGTAAAGCAACTCACTACACTTTAGCAGATCACGCACTTTACCAATGTATTCCTTATGAGGATTACGAAAACGCTGAAAAGCCTTTGAATGTTCAGATCGACGAAACGGAAAATTTAACCGAGATGTTGATGGTAGCTAAAGAGTTTGCTCTGGCTGCTGCAGTTCAAGATACTTCAGTAATGACAAGTAATACTACTCTAAGCGGTACTGATCAATGGAGTGATTACGTTAACGGAAGTGATCCAATCGAAGATATCCTAGATGGTATCAAAGCAATCAAAGCTGCTACTGCAAAGTTAGCAAATACTTTGATTCTTTCATACGATGTATATCTTACGCTTCTTTACCATCCAGATATTTTGGATATGTATCCAGGAGCTTCAGCTATCACTGCTGATATGTTAACTGCAGGGATCGGAAGAATTTTCCCACATATCACAGAAGTAGAGGTTGGAATGGCTATGTACAATAGTGCAAACAAAAACGCTTCTTTAAGTCTAACTGAAATTTGGACTAAGACAGCTGTCGTTGCATACATTGAGCAAAAACCTAAATTGAAGAGTAGAACACTTTCTTATACTTACCAAAAAGGAAAACAACGAACAGTTCAATTTGTAAAAAAGAATGCAACTAATCATATTCTTGTTGATAGAAATGCAGATTTCTTAAGAGTAAATGATGAGTATGATCAAGTATTAGTTGATGTAGAGTGTGGTTACTTAAT